TTGAGCCGCCAAATACCGCTGCCCTCCGATATAAACTCGGCCAATGCGCCTGCGGTGGTTTGGATGTTAGCGGATCCGGGAAGAATCAGATTGGCCGAATGGACCAAAACCGGATTGGAAACAAAGTACAAGAGCATCCTTGTTCCGGCTTGCTTTGTACTTAGCGTTTCGATTTGAACCGCCCCGGTGATCTGATGATAATTACCGGTATCGCCTAAAGTTATGTTTGTGGCACTTGCAAGGTCGGCACCTTTTGCCCACCTGACTTCCTTTTGATACGAATTAAGTCCAGTGTATGTGTTGTCATCGTCAACAAATGCAGAAGCCGTTATGGACTCCGATTCAACTTGCCGATGCTTTACCGGGGTAATTTGTTTGGTCGTATTATTTGGCAGATTGGCATTCACCAATGCCAGTTGTTGCGCTCTTGTGTTGGCCATTATGAATAACCATCGGAGTAACCATCTGAGTATGCTCGCCCTTCGTTGGATTCGGGTTCAGTGCCAATCAGAGTAAACTCTGTTTCGCCACCCGCTTCGCCCGTTGGAGTGTTTGTTCCTTCCATCAGGAACCCTGCAAAAATAGAATTTCCGCATGAAAACTGAATTACTTTTTTTCCCTCTGTTGAATATTGAAGAAAGTCGCAAAGTTCTTGCGGCACCTTGAATGTGTATTCAACCGGATTCACCAATATTGTTTCAGTCGATAACTCCTGCACAATGTCGGCATTTTCGTAGATGGTGTTTTCGATTTCATTAACCTCATTACATTGTGTCGGTATGTCATCAACACCCAACCTGCTGCCCATTCCGGTGTAATATTCACCGACTTGAAAAAACAGTTTCTTTTGAGCATTCGGTAAGCCGTAAACACTTTGACCTAACCATTTCCACCACCTGATTGCAACCCGGGCAGGTGTGTGCAGGATGTTGTAGATGTTGGCAATCGGGGCATCGCAGAAGTCGATGAAGTTGCTGCCATAACTGACGGTGCCGGGTGCAAAAGAGAAAGGTCCGGTTTGGTCAGGCACTTCATATCCGGTGCCTTCGATGGCCTCAAATTCGACTTCATTGCGATTCAGCCAAATGATGAACAACTCGTAGTCATTCGGCCTGTCGGATGTTGCGGAATTGTCTTCAAAGAACTGCAACCGCCTCGAATACTCGATGGCATACCCGGAAGCGATTATGTCGGACCGCAAATCAAGTTTCTTCGTGGTGCCATTCTCCATTGCCTTATTCCGAGCAAAGTAGGTTCTTTCGGTATGCAGTTCGAAGATTCCGGATAGTGCGGTGTTCTTCCAGTTATCGGTGTAGCCAATGGTGATGCTCCCGAATACATTGTCAAGATATGGCCTTCGGGTTATGCCGGAAACATTGGCAAAGGTGCTGATGACTTGCCTCTGATAAAAGTACGACCTTGGTTCAACCCGGATGCACCAATCGTTACCGTCCTTTTCAAATTCCCAACCGAGGCAGAAGATTTGGTCTATCCCCTCGAAGAACTTTTGGAAGGTGGTCGGGATTTGCGGTTCGGCTTCTTCCAATAATTGCCCATTCCGAATGAACAAGCCTGTCGTGATTAGGTGATTCCACTCGCAACCGCCGTACTCAAAGTAATCGGATTTGACCTTGCCGGTTTGCCCGGTAACTTTGGTGACAATGCGGTCGAGGAAGTCATAAATGTAAACTCCCCTGCAAAGGGAGGCGGTGCCCATGTTGTATTCCTCCCAATTCAAGTAGTTTTCATCGGGAAATATAAACTTAAACTGAACACCGCCCTGAATTGATGTGGATAGATACGCTTGAACTTGGAATGAATAATCCGGAGGCAGGACTAAGTTGTAATTCGTAACTACTCCTGTAAAGTCCAATCCAGGCTCTCCGTTGGTTACAAAAACCGTTACCACATAAAAGTCAGATGAAAATGCGCCAAATTGGTCATAGATTACGAATCGAATAGATACATTAATACCCATGCCCAATGGGTCTATTGGCTTGGCAACTCGTGCTTTCAAGTTCCCATTTAAAATAAATGTCCGTGTAATCTGTGTGTTATTTTTGAAAATAACATTTGTTCCTGAAAAGTTTATGCCAACAGGGTCAAATGAACTACCCAATGGGCCTTTAAAGTCACTATTTTGCCAATACAATGGCCATATCTTATCTGCGGTGTCTGTATCTGTTCCGACTGGCGATAACTGCCTGCAAAAACCTTTCAGATACAACTCCTGCGAATGCAGCGTTACTTCGCCCAAGTTAAATGGTCCAATATCGGTACCATCCAATGCGGCCTCATTCAGCAAGTCCAATTCAACATCCTGATTGCGCAAAAATGATTCCCTCCATTCGTCTTCGATTATGCTGACTTTAACCCCGTCTGAACATCCATCACAGACTTCGGTTTCTTCGTAGGTCGTGAAATCAATCAGGCCGTTGAACTGCCATTGAGTGCCTTCGAAAACGAAGTCTGATTCAATTCGGACATCAACTGAGCCGTTGATAAATTCATTGACAAAGGCAAGTCGAAGGATTCCGGCACCATTGGCCATGTTTGGCATCCGGTCCTGATCTCCGGTGAATGTTACCCCAGTGGTAAATGATTGGTCAATGCCATGCGATTCCATCCGCTTAATTGCGAATATCACTTGGTCCCAACCGACTGGTTCATCGACCTGCTGATTGTTGAGAAAAAACCTGTAATTCATAGGTTTGCGCCTCTCTTTTTATTGAGGATTTTCGTGGTCCTATTTCCTTTGGTCACATAACGCTCCAGACCTCTTTCGGAAATTTCCAAAGATTGAACTGGAATTGCTTTGATAGCCTGAGCAATCGGTGCGGTGTCGATTGCCGTCCATTGGTTTTGCCGATTGAGGAATGTCGAATTACCCTGCAATAACTCCCTTGTCTTCGGGGCGGTGATTACATCTGAACCTTTGGGCAGATAGGTCATCGTAGCCTTGTCAGGTGTCAGGAATAAGCCTTTGTCAGTGCGTACCAACTCCCGGCCTTGCTCACCTACTATTGCAGGACCGCCTTCAAAGTTTTCCACACCTTTCGCAAATTCGGGCATTGGTTGAGCAAGGATGAATCCAATCTGAGCCGCCTGTGCTGCGATTGCAATCCCGGCCAATGGTGCGGTTACAACTCCGGCAATGTACTGAGCAATCAGCGGGGCAGTGTTGAATATTACTTGCGCAATAGCTTGCATTTGCTGCGCCTCGAATTGCTTTTTCCTAATTTCCCTTTCTTTCTGTGCCCTTTTTTCCTCAATCTCGGTAATCTTCTGAACATTGCCATCGGCAAGCCTGATTTCTTCATCAAACTGCTTATTCATGGCCACCATTTGATTTTGAAGATTAGCCTGATAGATGCTGAAGAAGCCATCGGTCATCGTTTGGGCAAAGTTCACAAAGGCTTGCACCTCCTGAACCGACATTTGGCCTAAGTCTTTTTGCAGTTGGTCGGCTTCTTTGGCAGAATTTTCTTCTATCTTCTTGACCGCCTCAGCATACTTTTGGTCAAGTTCGGCCTTTTCCTTGTTAAGTTGTTTTTGGTCCTCTAAGGATTTTTGCTGCGCTCTTCCCCGGTCTGCATCGAACTTATTAAGTTCTTCCATCCGCTTTTGAATCTCATCCTTTTCGCTTTTGGTAATATCGGCAAGGGCTTTAATAGTTTCAGTCCTTTCGGCTTTTACGATTTCAAGTCTGGTCATCGAATTGCGCCTTGCTTCTTCAATGCCCATGTCCGAATACTTTTTATCGATAGCAAACATTTGAGCCGCAAACCTTTCACGCACCAAAAGTTCTTGAGTCATGATGTCGACTTTATTGGTATAGGTCTGCTTTACTTTGAGCAACTGAACTTTTTGCAGGGTTTCGGCTAACTGAATTTCCTTTTTGTAATTATCCTCCAAAAGTTTTAATTGAGCGGCCGTAAGGTCATTATTAGTTTGCAACACCGCAGTTTCCTGCTTAAACCTTTCGAGGTTAGTCATTAAGCCATCCCTGAAAGCCTTTTGCTTTTCATATTTTCGGGAAACGAGGTCAAGTTGCTGTTTTTCCAAACTTGTCATTTCGCCATCACGAGCATAAATTTCATTTCTCAAATCAAACTCTTGTTTCAAGGCTCTAATTCTGGCATTTGCATTAACAATCGCAATTTTCAAGGCTTCCTCAGATGCCTTTTTGCCTGCATCGGCTCCTTTTTGAAAGGATGCTGCGATTGGGTCGTATAGACTTGTCAGTTGATTGGCTATCCCTGCGGCCAACTCGTAGCTGCTTCTTAAAAATGGTTCTAATTTTTTGCCGATTGCCAAAACCAATCCATCAATAGCTGAATTGAATCTGTTTTGCGCATTTACAAGCCCATTTAGATTTTTCTCCGCTGCCGGACCAAAGGTCTTTTCAAGTTCTGCGGCAAACTTTGGCAGGGCATCACGGGAAAGCACTTGGCCCTGCTCGAGCATCTTATTGAGTTGCCTTTCGTTTACTCCCAATGCTTTGGCCATGATGTTGAATGCACCTGGTATTCTTTCGCCCAATTGACCCCTCAATTCTTCGGCCTGAACCGTGCCTTTCGACATCATCTGCCCGAGTGCAAGGAAGGCACCCTGCATCTGATCGGTGGTCAGTTTTAGCACCGTCCCGGCTTTTGTTACCGCCAAAAATTGAGCATTGGTATCTTTTTGACTTTGCCCGGCAAGCGTGGATGCGGCAAAAAAGGACTTGTATGCCTCAGTTGTGGACCGCAAGTCAAGGCCAAACTTTTGAATGGTTGAATTTAAGAACGCCTGATTTGCTGCATACTTTTCGGCTGACCCGGATGCAAATTCAATGGCTTTTTGATAGCCCTGAAACTGGATGGTTGTCTGTGTTACCATCTTGCCAAACTCGACCAACTTAGAAGCGGAAAAAGCAATTCCAAGGGCTGCACCTATGCTTTTTAGGCTTCCCAACATTTTATCCATTTCCGGGTTGATGTTGCCAACCCCGGATTTGATTTTATTGGTTGCGTTTGCGCCTTCATTACCGGCTCTTTTAAATTCTGCCGATACCTCTTTTGCCTTGTCAATTACTTCCTGCTCCTCTTTGCTGACCTGACTAAACTTGCTTTGCAGCTGAGTCAATGCCGATACATCGCCTAACTTGTAATTGACAATTATATCATTGGTACTTATCGTTGCCATGCCGTTCTTTTTTCGCAAAAATACCTTTTTGAAAATTAGGATAATTGCAAAAGTATTTCCATAAAAAAACCACCCGCAAAACAGGTGGTCTTTCAATTCAAAGTTAAAACAAAATGGACCTTACTTTTTCCCTTTCAGCATCTGGATTAGTTCGTCCTTCACGACATTATGCTGCCAGATGCTCATTTTTTCCAGTTCCTTAAAGTCTGATAGATTTCCCTTTGTAATCCTAACAAGTTCCGCAATTCGGGATTTGTTTCGTCGGATATATCGAGCATAGTAACTGCCTCCAACATCTGAATCTGATTTATTGCTTCTGCTCGAATAAGCGTTTCCAAATTCGCTTCCCAGCCGCTCAAAGAGGGCAGAAAGTTTAGTATGGGTAATTTCAAAAAAAAATCGGGTACATCATGGTGATTAGTCCAATGCGCAACCTTCTCCACTCCCTTCTGATAGTTGTAGGTCGTGATGTCCTCGGTTTCGTCGAAGTACAGAACCGTTGCCAACTTCATGCGCAAGGTCAGGTTGGTGGCCAGATTCATGCGCTCTTTGAATTGGCTATTGAGGACCGCCAACTTTGCCAAGAGTTGTTCTTTGGTTTTGTTTTTCGGGTCGGTCAGAACCGAATCAACGGCCTGAATATGCTTCTGAAGAAAGGCCGGACTGATGCCCCATTCCAGTTCTTCGTAGATGTCCAAGGCAGCATTGGCCCGGGTGTAAGGGATGTATGGTTCGGAAATGAACCGAAAGAAATGAATGGTTCCTGAAGTGAAGGCATATTCAATTTTATCGGCCCATTCCTTTGGTGCATTGCCGTTGTACTTAATCGTTTGGGGCAAAGTATCGGCCAAAGGCTTCGTTTGCGGCATAGACCCAGCCGAATCCGTGCGGGACTTGCCAAAGAGTTTCAATAAGTTCATTTTGTTTTGTAATCAGATAAAGTAAAAATAACCAAGGTGCCATGCAGAAAGGGCATCGGCCTAATGGCTTTTCCAAATGGTAAGGCAGTCGGTCAATTAGCCGGCCATACCATCGGAGATAAGGCACATGGTCGAGTGAATAGGCAAAGAACCATGCGAAGAAAGCGGTCGAGATTGCTGCAAAGGTCATCGCTTGCCGCCTCTTGTTCCTTTCGGCCTTTTCGTGCCGCAGTTACATTTCTGTTTCATTTTTGCAAAGGTATAAAAAAACCGATTAGAAATTCCAATCGGCTTTCGACCTGTTTTTCAAATCATTCTCAAACAAAGGGATTCAGTTCGCCAACCGGGTCTGAGTATTGGCCTACCGAAAATGCTATGGTGTCGTATGCCTTGCCGTTGTACTCTGGCAGGATTAGCGTTTCTTCATCGTCAAAGTATTGCAGTAGGTATTGGCCGGCAAAGGGATTGAACCATGCTGCATCAATCAGGGTTAGGTCGGTCAAGTCGATTAGTGCCTTATCATTCTCGACATCCAAAATCAGATTCACCATCATGCCCTTGCCATTGGTTATCTGAATTACAATTGTTTCAGATGTGTAACCCGGTGGAACATGGATATAAAGCAACTCCATGCAATCGGGCAGGGGCTTGCAAACTTTTAATACCTCGTTACAGCACTCCATGTTCTTTTTCGATTTGTCTGATTTCCTTTATTGTTTCCAATGCCCGATTAACCGCCCTCTTTGCGGCATCCTTGTCGTTTACATGAGGCGAGGATGCCTGACTGTAAGAGATTACCAATTGCTCAAATAATTGCTTATCGGCAGGGTGCAATTTAAAATCGGTCATGGGGCAAAATTAGAACTTTTGTCAATTTTATTTCCAAATTCTTGCAGTCCATATTCACCAACGATCTGGTAAAAATTCGTGGTAATGTAATAGCGGAATGTATCGAGGCAATGGCCGATTTCCGGGTTGTCTTTCTTCCAACTATCCAAACTGCCATCGTTGTTTATTCTTGCCGATTTGAGGTCCGCAATCAATTCAGGCACAAATGTATCGGCATAAAGACCTTCGTTGTGGTCGAACTTGGAGAGTAAAACCTTGCCGTGCCGCAGCACCAGATTTGTATGCAAACGACTTGAAATGTGTCGAGGGTTGGCATTGGGTACATGGATTTGATAGTTCGGGTCGAGATTCAGATAGTTGGCAATCAACTGGTAATTCGACTTGTTATCGCTTGTGGCTTCGTTTGCATTCTTGCCTGAGCGGTCACCGTTTACATGATACTCAAAGCCCGGATATTCGGCCAAAATGGTTTGGCACATTGCTTCAAGATCGTGCATCCGGTAAACTTTCAGGATATTGACATTGCAGTAATAACGGTCTTTCGGTGCGTTTAAAGTATGCTGCGCAACGAGGCAGGTATTACCACCGTTTGCCGAGTTAAAGTCAAAGGATAGGTAAAGAGGCAATGCAGACAGGGCTTTGATTGCACCGTTAAAGACATGGACTTCCTCGTTGAACTCCCGGGCAAATAGCTTTTCCTTATCCCATACGCCCCAATTTCCTTTGGCATAAATCTCGTACATCGTGGAATCGACTTCCTTCAAGGCTTCCAGTCTTTTGATGTATTCGTAATCGAGTTTGTCAAGGTTATCCAAATAAGTTGCTTTAATGGTCAGCACCTCGTTGGTTTCATCTTCCGGTATTTCGTCAAAGAATCGCTTCTTCAGCCAATGGGTATCCGATACCGGGTTGAATGTAATGAACAGTCTTTTGGTATGTTGCGACTTACCCCGCAATCGAAGGGTAATTTGGGTAAAGTCTTCGAGGGTTAATTCGGTTGCCTCTTCAATCCAAATGTACTTCGATTGGGAGAGCGATTTCAGTTTCTCAGGGTCATCGCATCCAAGGAACACAATGCGATTGCTGCCGCATCTTATTTCAAGTCTGGATTCAATAATCCGGATTTCATTTCCGATATTCCAGTCGATTATTTTGTTTTTGAAGTCCTGAAAAACCGAGTTGCGCAAGGTTGAGGCAACTTTTCGGATGACGAAAAAGGTTTGGTTCTGATTGGTTTCGGAATCGAAAATCTCGGATAGCAGCATTTGAATCATCTGCTGCGATTTGCCGCTTCCGCTGCCTCCGTATAAGACATTATAGATTCTCGGTCGTATTACCGCTGGCAAATAGGTTCGATTCCAAATTCGGGAATCGCTCAGGTCAAGAACTGCCATTATTCAGTTTCGGGGTCATCCATCGGTCGGGGCTTGATTACCCGATTTATCTGAACCTCGCCTTCGATTTCTTGCTTATCTCGCCATTCGTCCTTAAATCGGTTCTTCATGTTGAAAATCCAAACGGTTGAATTTAGCGAGGTCTTCCGGACTTGCTGATTGCCTTCTGAATCTCTTGTGGTTTCTTCCGTATTTAGCAAGTAATCAGTCGCTTTTGACTCCCACCAAAGACGGGCTTTTTCCGTGCCTATGTTTTTGGAGTCAAGAAATTCGGGGTTTGCTTTGACCCAATCGTAAATGGTTTGTTTAGAAACTCCCACTAATCCGGCAAAGGATTCAAATGATAAACCTTTGGCCATGTGGTCAATAAGCAATTCGCAAAACTCAGGTTTGTAATCCGTTGGTCTTCCTGCTGGCATCGTTTTAGTTCCTTTTAAAAACCATCAAAGTATTTTTGAACCAATGCAGCCGGGAGCGGTTTCGCAATATTCCCGACCATTTGGCTTCATGTTGAAATCCAAATTCAGCAAGTTTGCCGATTATGTACTGGTTAGGCTGGCAGTTCACATGGCCGATGCCATCCTGACCGGGTATTGCCCAACTTAGGACAAGGTATCGGCTGCAATGCTTGGTGATGTTCTGCAAAAAAACCGACTCAAATTCGGCCGGGATATGCTCGCCCACTTCCAGAGAAATTACCAAGTCAAATTGCTTTTTCAGGTCAAAGTCTTTGGCAAGTTCCAAGGTCTTGCAGTTACCTTTTGTTAGGGCTTCGGTGTTGGGATTACCATCAAACCCAACGGCATCCAATCCGGATTTCTTCAGCTGCCAAACATAATTGCCCAATCCGCAACCAAAGTCGGCAATGATGGTAAGGCGGTGCATACTGGCAAACTTGACCAACGACAAAGCAAGCGAAGCATCATGGATGTGTTCTTTGCCGTCCTCAGTCGTCCAATATCCAGTCTTTGCGATGGCCATGGGTTATTTCTTTTTTGCGGCCTTCTTTGCCTTTTTTGCGACTGACAAAGCGATTGCGACTGCCTGCTTTTGCGGTTTGCCTCGCTTCATTTCGGTCTTAATGTTCTTGCTGATCGACTTCGCTGAATAGCCTTTGGTTAGTGGCATCGCTTTGGGGTTTGTTTTCGCAAAGGTACGGTAAATTGAAAATAAAAAAGGCACAAAAAAATTTTGCGCCCTTTTCAAATTATCGCCTCAAAATCAAAATGCTTTGCAAGAAACAAAAAAAGCGCAGAAACATCTGCGCCCTTTCTTTTCCAATCTTTAAACAATTCTATGATTGGGTCAAAAATAGGGTATTGGTTTGGTTTTGGCAAACCTCGTGCCTGAATCGTTTTAATTCGCAAAAGGCAATCCACTCATCATGCATCGGAAGGGTAATGATTAGATCCCAATCGTTTGCAAGTTCAATCACAAAAAACATTGCTTCGATGCTGCTTCTGAAGGTGTACTGATTATTGAATTTGCTGCCCTGCTGCTGAGTTTGAATCGCACATCCCTGCCCGGGCTTTACATTAACGAATAATACCGGCATTGCTTTTTCTATCTTAAATCCTATCATATGGCTGCAAGATAGCCAAAAAGGACTTAGGATTTATGCCCACCAATGCCTGATGTGATGTTGTAGCTTGTGGCATGATGTGCATAGAGGTATAATGTTTTTCTCATCAAAACTACCTCCGTCTGCATAATCTTGAATATGCGCACATTCTAAAGTTTGACCATCTGGAAGACTTGTTTTATCTCTTCCACAAAAAAAGCATTTTGTGTAATTATTTTTTTCCAAAAATGATTTGCAATCTTTTTGCGATGCCGGTCTTTTATTCTGATTTTTTTCAAGGGGTATCCAAGTATGCTTTCCGCATGATGGGCATTTGCCTCCTAATTGTTGATAATTGTTAGGGTGTGGTTTAACATCAACTAAATCCTGTTGATTTAAACAATTATTGTTTCTGCACTTGTATTCCATGTTTATTTCAAGATAGCCAAAAAATCTTCAAAGGTCCGGATGATTTCATACCGATAGCCGGCTTGCCTGACTTGATTTTCCCACCACTTTTGCCGATCATTCTGTTTGCCGACTTCGGTTTTAAATTCAAGGCAAACCAAGCCTTTAGGACTTAGGTAAATCATGTCGCTTACCCCGGCAACAACTCCCATTGCTTTCATTACGGCACCATCGTAGCGGCTGTTTGAGTTGTTATTGACCGTAAAAAGCAATCCTCTTTCTTCCGGGAAATTGTTCCAGTGGTGCTGAAAGCACTTTGCTTGTAACTTAAATTCTTTCATTGATTAAAAACTTTAAATCTTGCCCGGTTGTAAAATAACCATCCATCGCTATAACCGAGCAACTTAACAAATAGCATGGCCTCTTCTTTATTGCGCAAGTTATGAAGAACCCATGCCGGCTTAATTATTTTTGCTTTGGCTAATTGGGCCTTCATAAAAATATCGGATTGCTGAGCCATACGGATTGCATCGCCCTTACTGAGTAGGTGCAATTCTACTGATTCACCGGGTTTCTTTTCCTTGCGCTCGTGAACATAGCCGCAATGTGGGCAAGTCATTACCTGAGCCTGAATTATGGCATCGCATCCTTGGCAATTTTTGACCGGGGCAACTCCATCGCCTTTCTTTTTCTTTTTCTTTTTAAGCGACCATATCCGATCATTCTCCCAATGGCCGTGCGTGTTTACATTATTTCCAAAGTCAAGAATCGCAAAGGTTTTTTTTGTGTCAGTAACCCGGCTTCCTCTGCCCACCATCTGCATGAACAACGGAAGACTGGCAGTTGCCCGGTAAAGGATTACAACTTCGATTGTTGGTTCATCATAGCCGGTTGTCATCAAATCACAATTGCAAAGGATTCCATTAGGACTATTTTTAAACCAATTCAGAACTGCGGCCCTGTTTGCCTTATTCATCTCGCCATCCACATGATTGGCATCATATCCGGCCATTTGAAAGGCTTGGCAAATTTCCTGACTGCTTGCAATATTTGAGGCAAATACAATCGCTTTGCGCCCATCAGTCAGTCTTTGGTAGTTCTGAATCACGCCTTCAAAAATGCGGCTTTCTGAGTATCGCTTTGCCATCGCTTCGGTGTCGTAGTCATCGCCTCTCATACCAATGCCGGAAAGGTCAATATTAGTGCCATAGGTGACCGGGCAAGACAAGTAACCATCGGCCACCAGTTCAGATACCTGCACAGGTGCTACCAGTGCGGTGTAAAATTTACTGAGGCAAGTTTGATTACCTCTTCGCATTGGTGTTGCCGTTGCCCCTATTACGACCGCCATTTCGGGTATTAAGTCAAGAAGACCGTTAAAGGTTTGCTTATGCGCCTCATCAATAATTACCAAGTCCATTGCTGCCATTAGGTCGATGTATTCCTGCTTATCCTTTCTCCGGCTGAAAGTCTGAGCCATTGCGATGTAACATTGGCCTGATGTATCCGGGTTTGAATTACTGGCCTCAATTAGCGTTGCACGAATTTCAAACTTTGCCAAACTGCCATCCGATTGCCGCAGTAGTTCAACTCGGTCCGTAAAGATGATACACCGCTTCCCTTTCTGCATTGCCCCCTGAACCATCGAGGTAAACATTACGGTTTTCCCGGCACCGGTGGGGGCGCAAAGAATAATCCTTTTGTGGCCGGCACGAATGTAAGTCCGGAGGTCTTCAATTGCCTTTTGTTGGTATGGTCTTAGCGTTGTCATGTTAGTTACTTTTAGTTACTTTCGATTTTGGCAAGTGGCTACGAAAAACGGCCTTCCTGATAGTGTAGGGCTATTTGTAGTAAGATAGTTACTTTAGTAACTAAAATATTATATAGAATATATATTATAGAGAGGCACACAGTAGGGTCGCCTATTACAATGCCCTTAGAAAGTTTCATCATTTTTCTGTCGAAGTGACTATATTAGAACGGAGCAGTTTGATTATCAGAGCGTTGTGCATAGTCGGATATTTCATACTTTTTAACTACAAAGTAGCAATTCAGAAAAGATCGCTCTCTTCTGGTTACTTTTCTGGCCCCCAAAACCTTCAAAACGGCACCCAACTTATGAGAACTGATGTGCTGCTTAGTCCTGATTTCGATGTGATCTTTAATCTCAGTGTTGGTCAGCCATTCACCGCTTGGCTCGCTAAAGTCATCCGGAATGATGAAGAATTTTAAAAACATTTCCTTTTCAACCGCAGGCTGCACATTGGATGCAGCGAGTTTATCCAAGTAAGCAATCTCCGCCCGGCTTAGTTGCCATGCATCCGGTCCTTTGGACTTGTATTCCTGATATGCCTCCACAAGTAGTTCAGTCTTGTCAATGGCATTAAAGGCATCCCAATCGACTTCGGCAATGCTGATCGGCAGGATTCGCCTGTTTCCGGTGGGGTCATTTATTACCTCGTCATCATTCGAGGTTCCGCAAAGGACTGCATACCGGTTAAGGTCTTCATGTACCCGGCCATAAGGCTTTCGGATGCTAAATGTTTGCTTGCTGCTGAGTTCTTTAAGTTTCTTTGCCTCCTGCTTTGACTTGCCGCCAAATTCATCATCGCAAAGGATTATTTTTTTGCACATCAAAATCTCGTCATCCTTCCCGGCATCCAGTTTAGATTCGCCATAATAAGACCGCAATTCAGATGGCAAAAGATTCCGGAAAAAATTAGTCTTTCCAATGCCCTGAGATCCACAAAGGACAAGGATGATAACCGAGTATTCTCCATGCATAGAGGCAACGACTGAGCAAACCCATTTGCGCAGCATGAGTTGAATATATTGCGGTTCATGGTGATTGCTCTGGATGCAACTTGCCAAAGCAAAGAGATTGCCATTAACCTGCCTGTGGCCCTCCTTGCTGAAGAACTCCAAAAATGGATTATACCGGATTACAAAAGAAGATTCAAGAATTGCTTGAATCAGTTGCATATTGACTTCTTTTTTTCCGAATGATTCAAGGCATTCAAGATAGATGTTATTAATGTCATGGTCGGTAATGGGCTGACCATCCAATTCAACATTTCGAGTGACCTCATTAAATCTGAGATTGTACGACCTCAAAAAAGACTTTATTTGTTTTACCGGAGTATCCTCCGCAGCCGATTTAAGTTCCTTGTTATCAAGCTGCATTGTATCGGCTACAATTTGCTCGAGGTCATCTACCTGAACTTGATCTATCTCTTTTAGAATCCGCAATGCCGCATCCGTAGCCGCATTGTTATCCTTTGGCCCACCATTAGTGCCAACTCGCAACTTGTGCGATTTAGCGGTGTTTATTATGTGCTTGGTTTCTTTGGTCTGAATTTCACATCCGGCATTTTTGGCCATCCACATGAAAGTCGCAAAAGTGACCGAGTTTTGACTGCTCTGGCAAAGTTGTTTGTATTTCTTTTCGCATTGGTTATAGTCGTACTTTGCCGACATTGCGCTAATGCGGTGAAATAGATTGGAGCCATCAAGTTTATATTTTGAGGCAATGGCAAAGCCCAATTTAACCCAATCGGCATAGGAATCAGTCAGGTCAATTCGCTTGGCCTCAATCTGCTGAAGTATAAATTCAACATCATGCTCTCCATGTGGATAAATCCTTTGAATAGGTGCCGATTTTGCCTTGGGCAGATACTCTTTAAAAACGGCAACCTTTCTTTCGGCCAGATATGCATCCGGATCGAAACTGACAAATCGAAGCCTTGAAACATCCTTACAAGCCGGGTCTGCAATTATGTGATACCGGTCAGCCAATCGCTTTTCAAGAGCATAATAGGCTTCTAAGTGCTTTTCCGGATCAATTCTAAAATAAGCTGCATAACCTTCGCCACCAGTTGAAACATGAAGGCCAAAAAGATATTCATCATTTAGAATCCTTTTAATGTTTACCCCCTCATTATCCTTTGCATCTATGTCAATGCAGATTATTCCGGAATGCTGCTCAAGACCTTCTCTGCCTTGCTTTTTAAACTTGCCTGATGGGGTTATGGCGGTCATCATTCGTTTCAAATGATCCGACTTGTTTTCCCGGTAAGGCATCACCTCATTATACCACCATCCCTCTCGCAATCCCTGAAAGTATTCGATATAATTTATAATTTCACAAGGAATATTATCCCGAAATCCTTTTGAATTGGATTTAAAAACAGAAATTTCTGACATGGAAAATTATTTTTTAAACAAAAACCCCATCCGGTTTTCCTGTGTGGAACCAGCGGAGAAAAACGCTGCACAGTACTGGCCGAATGGGGCTTTTAAAAATCTTCATTTTCTCTACTAACAACCCGGGTTCCAATCGGGGTCTTTCGACACCGCAAAAATAAAAAAGTTTTTGGAAATAAAAAAACCCTCCGAATTTCAGAGGGTCTTTTGCCGTTTAAACTGTATCAAAAAGTAATGGTTTTACTCGGCCAATTTGCGATACTTTTTTTCGTTATGCAAAATCTCAATCAGCCTTTTGAGGCAAGCCAATTCCGCCTCTTCAAACGATTGAAACCCAAGCACACCGCCGATGTCCTGAATATCGTACTCGAACACACCTCTACTGTCGTAAGTATCAACTATCCGGAATTTAAGCCAACCATGCTTTTCCCGAATCCACCGGAAGGCAGCTGAAAAGCTGACATACAATGTAGGAGTTTCCATGCCCAACAATCTGAGCGAAACAACCTCGTTTAATGGCACCCGATCTAATAAGCTACTCATGATGCTTCTTTTTCCGGAAAATCAAATGCGTTCAGGTGGTCAAGATACAATTTTAATTCTGCATCTTCCATTTCAAAAATCTTCCAGACCAATTCAATCAGGGCATGGTTGGTTTCTTCCTCGGCAACCGCAATCTCCGGGCCTAATGACTTGTGGACCGCCTTTTCCATATCCAGAGCCGATGCCATAAGCCTGTTGAAGTGCATCTTCATTTCGTTTTTTAGAATCTTATCTCCGTACTTAATTACGGTGCCGGATTCGATGACACCTTTGACGAAGAAAAAAAATTTCGTAAAGTCCCTCATCAGTCCAAATTTTTAAACTTTGGCCCCTTCTTAGCCTCTTCCAAGTTCTTTGCCAGTTCCAAGTTCTTAGCGTTGTCAATCAGCATCAGCCTGCCATTTTCCAGTTGGATGTCCTGAAATTTCCGCAAAAGCAAATCCCTGCGAACTAAGTGGTACCTTATATTAGAACTCAGGTTTTCGTACTTTCGGACGAAGGCGAGAACCGAGATTGGTAAATTCGTAAAACTCATTTTCAAAAATATTTTTGCAAAAGTAAAACCAAGACTTTTAATTTGCAAAATACTTTTAAAAACAAATGGAAGTCAAAAGAAGAACAGTCGAACTTGTATCGGGGATGCGGTTCGGTATCGGAGTCGGTAAGTTTACCGTTGATAAAGTAACCGAAGAACTTTGTCAGGTCAGCTACAACCGGAAGGCCGGAAGCGAGGTTGAATCGACATTTTACATTCAGCCTGAGCCGCTGAAAAACCTCATTCAGATTGAGGAAACTGAGCGGCTACTGAAGAATGCAGAAGAAAAAGCCCGGTATTGGAAGCAGGAAAGGAATGAAGAGCATAAGAGGCATAACCAATGCGAGATGCGATTAGATGCCGCCCACCGGCAGCACGAATCCCAAATGAAAGCAGCAGACCTCCTGCACATGGAAAGGCTGAATGCCAAAGGTGGATACATCGATGATTTGAATCAGCGTTTGCTTGACCTGAACAAAATAGCCATCGAAAAAGACGATGCGATCAAGATGGCCAAAAGGGAAATCAGAGAACTGGAAGACGATTTGGCCGCTGCGAATCGCAGGTACCGGCACCATATGTTTCTGGTGGGTTTGGCCAATGTTGCCTTTTTCTTAGGCTTTGCCGCTTACATTGCTTGCTTTGTATGATCAAAACAATTTATAAGGAATTTGCATCCGCAAATATTATCGGTGTAACCTTAGAACACAATGGGTTCCAAGGCGGTGATGCCGGGCATGGTGGTTTTGTTCGCTTGGTGATTCAAAACTTGTCTTCAACATACATGGAAGTCAATGGTAGGATTTCTGAAGAATTTGAACTTGTATTGAGAGGCACAACAGAGCGAGAAACATTTTTATCTGCATTAAAAATGGTCGTTGAAGAACTTGACAACAATCATTTAGTTTAATGTCTGGTAACGGTTTGCGGCTTTGTGTCAGGCTGCGAAGCGTGGGGTTGTGTGTCGGGCAGCTTGCACAAAACCGCTGTTAGCTGCTGTTTTTTTCTCTTTGATTTTCAGCACCTTAGAAAATAAATGAAAAATATCTTTGAAAAAAGTTTGCAGTTATCAAAATAGGTTGTATATTTGTATCACAATTAAAAACAANNTTATCAAAATAGGTTGTATATTTGCATTATGAACCGAGTTAAAGAACATATTATAAATAATGGCGGACAGATAAATGAACTGCCTTTTGGTAAAAGATTTACTGAATGGAACGGGGCAGATGTTCGTTCTAAAAACTATAAAATAATAGTGCGTTTTCGTGGAGTTGGATTGATAGGATATGATTTCCCTACTTTAGTTAAAAGACTTGAAGATAAGGGTGTATTAAACATTCTCGAACTTGGTTATAGTCATTGTCCAAAGTGCAATGGAATTGGCGTAACACATCACACCGTTGACAACGGAAGGTGCTTCAAATGCAATGGAAGTGGATATGTTGAGTAAAAATAAAGGCGGTAAACGCAAAGGTGCAGGTAGAAAGACAGCTCCTTACAAAACAAAAACTATTGCCTTCCGTGTCCGTGTAGAATGGATTGATGTCATAAAGTCAACGGTAAAAGCTAAACTATCGGAGCTGTCGCAAAATAGCAGCTAACTACGCTGTATGCGCATTATTGCGTGATATTTTTTCCTGCCAAATTATTTTCCAAAATATTTTTGGAATTAAGAATTTCGCCTTACCTTTGCCGAAGTTAAAACACAAACAAGATGACTTACGAAAATTATGAATTTGAACACAACGGCATCAATTACGCATTCGAGGCCGAAGTTGAATTTGTCCTTGATGGCTTCGATGGAATCGGCCATTATGAATTTTGGGGCAGCAA